GGCGACGCGATGCGCCCTAACTCTGGAAGATCTCATGGTCTTTCCGGGCTTCGGTTAAGCCTTTCCCTCTGAGGGTATCATTAGACTATCATTCAGCAGTCTAAACATGGTATTCTCAGCTACGAAGTAACGACTCGTAGAAGGTTTACTCGAATAGAGCCTGAATAACTCTATTAGGAGGTAGGTACGGTCTAGAGCTCTGAATGGCTCGAGATGGTTGGGTTGTCACCCAGACTTTATTAATCTAGGAGGTGGTACTCTATGAAGACTGATAAACATCAATCTTGTAAGGTGGTCTCTGACACATCACTTTATGATGGGCCATCAAAAGCACAGGTATATGATTCATTTAAGAATCTATACTCAGATTTAATATCCGATTTAAATCCATTTCTAAATCGGGCTAAACTCTCTTTGATAGACAATTGGATATCAAAGTTCTTAAATGGCTTTTGGAAGCAATCCAAAGCGGCTAATTCTGGCCACGAGATCAAAGATCTTGCTGACCTATGTAAAGAAAGACGTAATGATTTACAAAGCGTCATTTCATCATTCATCTCTGGAAAAGCACCAGCTTTTCCAGGAGACTTTTACGTGATTTCAGATAATCCAAGAAAATTGGAGAGTCTGAACTATTATCCTAATTCTTTCAAAGCTCTTGTGAGCTATATGGAAGAAATACAAGAAGTTATGAGTTTTATTGAACTCAAAAATAGTCCTGGATTTTATGTTTATCTTCATAAAATCACATTTCACTTAATATCTTCCTTTGATATATCAGAGGAAGAATACGAACAGAACAAGGAGAAGATAATTATTCTTCTAAACCTTGCTTTAAGCCTAGGTCAAGTGTATGAACATATGAATCCAACACCTGAAGTAATGGAAGAGTATGGCTTAGCACTACTAAACCAACTGAGACAAGAGTCAAAAGATCCATCAATTGAATTCTGGTCTTTATTCGAAGAGGTTGCAAAAGATATCAATGCACCTTTCACAAATTCAAATCGTTATGTCCATGACATAAAGAGAGCAAGAGAGCTATTTCTCAAAAGAGGAATACCTCAATATAGTTATAGTGATTACTATCTCACTGCTAAAGCAGCTACATGTAATGTCACTATAAATGGAAAGAGGATAAAGCTTAATGCTTTATACTCATCTATAGTAGAAGATGATCCTATTAAGGATGATCCTAGAGTAGAAGCCTTTGATAATTTAGTAGGTTATCAAAGCGGTTATTTAAATCGATACGATCTACCTGATTATATCGATAGAGAAGAGAAATTGGTTATCACACAAATGATACCCAACCCAGGAAAGTTCAAACCGAGAGGCATCCATGTTGGATGTAACTCGATTCAGGACAGATGCAAATACCTTCACAAGATATCTGCAGACTTTCTCAACACAATTGAAAGTTGCTGTATGAAACAGCACTTCAATGGTGTACAATTTCTAAAGAAGGTAACAATGCCTTCATACAGGAAAGAACACCGAAACAATGTGTTTGTCTCGGATTTTTCAAATGCTACTGATACATTAAATCAGCAGTTTCAATGCAAAGTTATTGAAGTTTTCTTCAATAAACAATTCGCAGATTTTTGGGAGTTTATATCAACTCTTCCAAAAACATTTAGACATCCTTTAGATAATTCTCTAGAGGATTATACTCAGAATACAGGGCAACCTCAAGGATTGCTCAACTCATTTGATGCTTTCTCAGACGCACATATATATCTTATATGCATGCTGATGAAAAAGTTTAACCTTACAGCTGTTGAGCTTTCAGAAGCTCTCGCTATAGTAGGTGATGACTCTATTGTTTCCTATCCTAGTGAATTGGAATTCAATGAAGTAGATGGTTATACCTTCTACACATTCCATAGCTGGTTGTGTGAACAGGTATCACTTATTAAGAATGAATCAAAGACAGGTAAATCTTTCTTTGACGAACAAGGTAGTTATTCGCATGAAGTACTTGACTTTGCGAAAATTTCTATTCAGGATGGAGTATTTGTTACTCCAATTCCATTTGGACTAGCTTCGGCTTATGCAAATAAGCCAGGCTTTACTGATATTCAGTTATACCTTTGGTTGAGTTCCAAGGGTGTAACTTACAAAGAACTTGTGTATAGAAGGATATTAAAAGCCTTCCACAACAAACCAGATCAACTGATGGCAGTATCTTCAGTAATGTCATCAGGAGAGATTCCTTTCTTGAAGAATTTTCAAGATTTAGATTTATTCAACTCAATTGATTCATCAATTAGAGGAGTTAGTCTTTATACGTTCTATCTTAATCAGTTAGAACATACGTTTCTAAGTTCTATTCTTTCTGAAAATCGAAAGAATGAACTAAATACTCAAAACTTCTTAGATAAGTCATTAGACTCTCTTGAAGAAGATTTTTACCAATTTAATTCTAATTTAGGTAACTTAATTAGAATTTTACCAATTAATCATAAGTATAATATTATGATTTCAAAGAACATGCAGATCGCTCAAGATATAAGTGATCTTCTAGAATTAGGTGAAGATAGGAAGGATCTTGCTATCTTACTTGGAGTTCTTATAACTGATGAATATCATCAATTATTTGAAAGTGCTCTAAGCTTTCATGATCAAATCAATGAAGCTTTACTACAGGATGATCAAGACATTTGGCAAATGTTTTGTTATCAAGATTTCTCAATCTTTAAAGAGCTATCAGACCCTTTAAAGAATCTTCAAGTGAAGTCGATGAAGAAAGTTTCATCAAACTCTACTATTTTTATGAAGTCTTCAGCAATGAAAACTCATAGAATTATTCAACAATCTTCTTATTTAAGAAGTTGCTTTACAGATTGTGTATCTAATTTTATAGATACATTCATTCAAGTTGCGAAGGTTCATGAGTAAACCTTCAGACTTAAGACGATAAGGTGATTACAAGACACCTTAGCAGTGTAGTCTACTGTTCTTCAACAGATAGTTCGATTAGTAGGGAATTTACCCTTGCTGGTTGAGCGGGA